GGACTATTTTCATTACCAAAGTTTCCTTCAGTCCATTTATAACTTGTCCAACCTAGCCTAGTCCAACCTAAATGTCTTCTAAAACAAGAACTTTCATTAACTAGAAATGGTTTACCACTGTCACGTATGAAACGGTACATAGGTCCTTGCCAGCCATTGTCAATTTTTGGTTTTAATAAATTTGTTTGTATGTAAGCATCAGCGTTGTGCGGTACATCAATGTTATCAACTATTTGAAAACTATCACCGTGACGTACTAATCCTTTTGTTAGACAAACTTGTAATGATTTTACTGAGCCTTTAATTCCTACAAGGGAGACCATTCTGTACCTGTTTTGTTTGCAGTTTCAATCCATAAGTTAGCATAGTCTACATCTTGTTTTCCTTTAAACCAAGGTCCACCTTCTGTAAAATGAATTGCTTTTGGTTTACCATCTTTTGGTTCTTTATACCAACCTTCTAACCAATTCCATTCATGACTAACTTCGCCGATCTCTTCATCTTTTAACCAACTAAAACGGTGCATAAATTTTCCTGTTTCTTTGTTTACCATACTAGGTATAACTTGTTGATTGCTTGGATGTCCGCAGTTCCATAATACCATTGAACTCCAATTCTTGCGTGGATATAAATGCTGTGTTTTACCGTCCATCTTATCAGAACCATCTGTAGGAGTATAGTCATGATGAACACACATAACAGCATACTTGTCATCTCTTTGTTGTAGTAGTTTATCTACATCATCTAACCAAAGAAAATCGCAATCACAAAATAATGCCCAACCTTTATAACCTTGTAGATGTGGGATTAAAAACCTGCTAAATGTAAATTCAGTAGACCCTAATGCGTCTGTTTCTCTAGTGTAAGCACCACTGCGTTTAAGTTCAGGTAATTTAAGATATTTTATATCAATAGGTTCTTCTGTAGTGTGACGCAAACTATGTTCACAAACATCACTAGCAATTTTTTCTCTGCTGTCATATCCAATATATACTGTATTCATTATTATTCCTCTCTGCGTTCAATGTCTTCTTCAACGCATAATTCTCCGTGTTGAACTTCTAGTACATGACACGGTTCTTGAAAAGGATTGTACCCTTGGTGCCAAACTTCCTTGTCAATATCGTAACCTTTTGATAAGTGTGGTAATGTAACATCACTTACATGGCCGTTAAATTCTGTTTTAACTTTACAACAGCCTTTAAGTACATACCACATCTCTGAACGTTTAAAATGCTTCTGCATTGATAGTTTTTGTCCTGGTGCAATAACAAGTTCTTTAACTTTTACACCTTTGCCAATGGTATACAAATCTCTATACCAACCCCATGTACGTTCAACTTTAGGATGTTTCCATTCTTCTAAAATCCAACTACTTGAATTCTTTTTATTTTCGCCACCTACACCAAACTTGAACTCAACATTAGGATCGTCACCATATGTAAGCATTTCAGGAATGTTTGTCCATGTTCGATCTCCGCCGTTAGCGAATATAATTTTATCACCTAAATCGTTTAAGTTTTTTGTTTTGAAAATTGCTCCACATGCACTATCGTCACTGTCGTCAAAGTCGATAACAACGTCTACCATATAAAATCTTTTTGTAATTTCAACACGTTCTTCAAGTGGCATAAAAGGTTGCCCTTTCTTGCGTGTTAGCCAATCATCTGAGTTAAGTCCTACCCAAAGTTCGTCGCCTAACTTCTTTGCTTCTTCTAAGTATGCTAAATGTCCACTGTGTATAGGATCAAAGCCGCCTGTTACTAGTACTATCGTTTTCTGTTTCATAGTACTATTTATGTGCGTATATTATTGTGTAATTTTATTTGAAAGTCAAAAAAAAAGACTCCGAAGAGCCTTTTAAAAATATAAGCAAAATAGGTAGGACTTGGGTACACCTACAAGCACGGACCGAAATACCATTTCTAAACCGTACAACCTGTCCCCGCGGGTTAGTGCGATGTGACTCAGCGTATTTCTACTACCAAGCCTGGGTACCACCCCTGGACAGTCAAGTTCGACTCTTTTGGTAGGAGCCTCTTCCTTGCACTATAAACAAAAAGTAATTAATTTTTTGTTGCTTATGTAACTAATATAGCAAATAATACTATAAAAGTCAACCTTATTTTAAGTAAAAGTTTTCCAAAATGATATATTATACGGAAGCGTCTTCCATACCTGCTACACGTAGTTTAACAATATTAGTAATTTGCCATTGTTTCATGTCAATACCTTTCATTACTCCTAACCACTTGTTACGTAGTAGAGCAAACTCGTTAATGATCTTTTCAAAGTCAACTACATCTGCTTCACCGTCAACATATTTTTCAACGTCACGACTGCTTAATGCTCTTTGATAGTTTTCTAAATATTGCTTAAAAAACTTTGATCTAGTTCTACGTAGTTCTATATTTAAATATTCTAGTACTGCCTCAATCTCTTGTAATTGTCCAAAACGTTCTTCAACAACTCCTGGTAGGTTTGCGGCCTGCTTTTCTAAGTTGCCAAATAATCTTGTTTGCTTACGTGCTTCTTCAAGTTCGCCTTCATACCACAGAATAGCCGGAGGTATGTTTGCAATATCTTGAGTAATTCTAGAATACCAATTCATTTAGTTCCACTCATCATCATCACTGCTATACGGGTCTTCGTCCCAATTATCGCTATCTTCGTCCTTATACTTTTCACCTTGTAAGTCATTTACTGCTTCTCCTAAGTATGGATCTTCAGCACCTACGGCATAAAGTGTATCTTCGTCGATACCGTTATCTTGACACCATTTAACGTATTGCATTGCTAATTGTTCTTTGTTAGTCTTTGGGACATACTCCGAAAAGATATCCCAAAGATCAATCAGTTGGTCTTCACTCATTTCCGTCACTTATTTTTTCCTCAATTTTAACATTTTCTGATTCTACAACTTCATCTTCCATAGATGTGTCTGCTTCTTCGTACTTATGTCTAATTTTAGAAAAGTCGTCCATCACGAGTTGTAATTTTTCACCAGTCCAGTCTTTACGGTAGTGTAAAATTTCCTCGTTCTTACTGTTAACGAATTTAAGTCTATTACCTTGTTGTGTAAGAAGTCCTTGTTTTTCAAACAAGTCTACTAATCCACTGTAAGGATCCATTCCTGTTTCATAAGGGATCTTTACCTGTACGCCTTCAAAAGGTTTTGCGTAACGTGTTTTCATTACCTTACATGCGGCTCTAATACCACGTACATCTGTTACCTTTTTGCCATCAGCATCTTCTTTTAGTTTTAGTTTTTTCATTGCTACAACAATTGAAGATGCATACACAAATCCTTGTCCTCCACTGATTTTATCATCAGGATCAAACATATCTTGTGATGCATACGTATGGTTAGTACATACCATACCTACATTATACGCACCAAACATATTAACCGTATTACGTACAAGTGCTGTCAGTGCCTTAGGTTTTCTACCCATGTCACCTTTCATATCACCTTTAGTAAACTGGTCAACATCTGTTGGTGTTAATAACATACCTAGTGAGTCAACAACAAACAATACTTTAGGTCTGTCTTCTACGTCTACAGAATCATAATCGTTTCTGTAGTCTTTCATAAACTCACTTATAGTTTTAGCAACATCATCAATCATTGACATTGACAGTCTAAGCAGTTTGCCTTCGTCTGTATCAACACCTAATGCTTGTAGCCACTTTTCATCAAGTGCATTCTCTGAGTCAATTAAAACTACAAAGATACCTTGATCTTGTGCCGCCTTTACAATGTTACCACTTGCAAAGTATGATTTACCTGCGCCGGATTCACCTGCAAACACTGTCACCTTACCTAGAGGAATTCCTTTATAGAAGTCCCCTGAGATAAGATGATTAAGTGCGTAATTGCCGGTTGAAACCCAGTCAGTTGGATCGTTAAAACCTGTACCTAATCCTGTAATAGACTTGGTGAGGTTCTTACGAAATTTACTAACGTCGAATGGTTTCGCCATAATTACTCCTTACGATTGACGGTTGCGAATCATTGCTAAAATATCATTAGCACGTTCACTACTTGGTTTTTCTTCTGTTGCACTTGCAGTAGGTGCCACCGCTTCAGCAGTTGGTGCTGGAGCCGCAGGTGCTACTGTTTCTGCTACTGGAGTAGGAGTCGCTGTCGGTGCCGCCACAGGCGCTTTTGCCTTGTTCGGATCACCAGTTGGAGCACTCATGCCTGGAGCACGAAAGTACTGCCCAAAACGCTCTGGATCATATGCTTCGCCATCAACAGATGCTTCAAACATTTCTTGGATAACTTTAACTTCAACGTCTGTTGGCTTTTTAGGTAAAAAGTCATTTAAGTTATGCAATCCATGTGTATCAATTGCTGTTTTTTCTTCTTCAGTTACTGCACGTTCTCTACGTGACCAAGTTGAAGTTGAATAATCAGCATATCCACCTTTAGATGTTTTCTTAACTCTAAAGTCCACACCACGTACATAATCTGTAGGTAGTTCTTCCATCTCAGGATCCATTAATGCACCCTTAATGATTTGGAAAATTTGTGGTCCAATAATAAAACGTCTAATTGGATTCTCTGGAGTAGTATCTTCACTGATTGGATTTTCTGCTACAAAGCCTTGGAAAATATAAGAACGTTTCTTCCAATATTTTCTACCTTGTTGCTCCAATGCAGGATCTTTGAACCAGCCACGTACTTCTTGTAGTACTGGACATGCTTCACCATACATTTCCATACATGGAACGTTAACTGTCACTGGACGTGAATCAGTTTGTCCTTTAATACCTGCAAAAGGAAGTTTGATCATTAAGCGTTCTTTCCAAAAGAAAGTTGCTTCAGGATCAGAGTCAGGAAGAAAACGAAGTACTGCTTCGCTACCTTCTGCCATATTCCAATGTGGGTAAATTGCGTTGTCGCCGCCGCTTTGTTTGTTGTTGCCACTTGTGCGTGACTCTTGTTCGCGTAATTTTGCACGAATTTCTGCTAATGTTGCCATAATTTAAGCCTCCTATATGTTTTGCCTTTATGTGCCTGTTGTTCGATTATCGAACGTTTCGATATGTTTCTCTAACAACATATCTATATTATAGTTACCTTTTGTTATAAAGTCAACTAATAATTCTGAATTTATCTAATTAATTTAGCCAATTTGTCTTTAATGTATTCTAGGTCTTCGTTCGTCTTTGCCATTGCCTTACGGACTTCGTCTGGAGTCATGTCCAACTCTTTTGCTATTTCCTCATCGCTGTGGCCTTTGGCTTTAAGACTGTGCATATACTTAATGCTACCTTCTTCTACATCTTGATCATCTTCAACTTGTACCTCGTTACCTGTAAGTTTAGATACAAACTTTTCGACTAGATCCCCTACGGAATCACCAAAACGCTTACGAGCGGAAATAACCACGCCAGTTTCACCTTTTGGAAACGCTCCAGTTTCTGTGTCATAGAATGAGCGAACAAACTCAATGATATCTTCGGTAGATGCTTTTTCATCTTTTGGCTCTTCGTTGTCGCCTGCTAATTTCATAGCACCGTCTTTATCAATAGTTACATCTGTAGTATCGTCATCATCTTCCATAGTCATATCACCAAAGTCTAGATCATCTAGTGCTTCAGGATCGTTTTGTTTAAGATAACGATAGATAGCGGGTCTAGCACAGGACTCTGGGTCGCTTTCTGCTAAACTTTTTAGTTCGTTCATTAGTCCTTCGTCTTCAATAATACCTTTGAGACTGTTTATTGCATTTGTTGCATCAGGACCTACTGGTAGTGATTTGCCAATCATTTTATTTAACATATCAATACGTTGTTTGTCTAAGGCTTCGTCAACTACAGAGTCTGCCCATTCTTCAAATTCGTCTTCAGGAGTATTAGAGGTTTCAAAACGCTCACGCTCCATATCTCTATACATGTCTGCTTGGTCAGCCATTCTATCCGTGTAGTCTTGAGCAATCCAATCAATCATTGCAGGAAGTTCATCTAAATCTCCTAAATCTGCATCATCAACTTCTGTGCCATCTGTGTATTTTGCATACTCAAGGGGAGCAATCATATCACTATAATCTTGCATATCGTATTCGATAGTATCAGTGTCAATTTCTTTGCCTTTGAAAATAATTCTATCATCACTTTCATCTAATACATCATCTAAACTAACTGTAGTTTCAGCAACACGCTTTTGATGAATACTGTGTAGTAACGGGAACATATCTTTTAGTTCTTCATTAAATTGCGGAATTGTAAATGCATTGGTAAGATCATTTATAATGTCTTCTCCCAATTCTTCGCCTGTACTTTCAACAGGAATAAAATTTTCTTTTGATTGTACGTAGTAACCTTGACCTTGTAATTTTTTAAGATGTGATCTTAAGTTATCAAGTTCTAAATTACTTCCTTCAATAATATCATTTGAAGTTGTATTCATAAAATCTTTTTTACCTACGAATCTTTTAAATGCAGTAAGTTTAGCAATGTTTTCAGAAGTTGAAATAATATGTTTGCCAAAGTCGTCATGAGGGACGCCACTGTTAGCAACATGTCTAGCCATTGCCCTAGCACCTGCTAGATGAGCAAAAGGATATTTAAAACGTTCTCCTGATTCATTTTCAATAAACAAAGAACTAATATGTCTAGTTCTAGCACCTGACTGTTCTGGTGTAATTTCTTTTTTATGTCTAATAATGAGTTTTGTTTTGTCTAGTTCCTCATAACTAGATTTAGTTGTTCCGTACATTGTTGACTCCTGAACTTGTTTGTTTGCCAAGTATTGATAATCTCGTTTGTCTAAATTTGACTTTGCTATATCTCTAGTATCAAAACCCATCATGTGCTTTTTAGCAAAGAAACGCATTTCTTTTAAAAAGTTATACCATTCGTTTTCAATAGGCTCTGGTAAGTTTTCTAACATGTTTTGACTGTAATAGACCTTTAATGATTCCGCTTCACTAATGCTAATACTAACGGCGCCTTGGTTCTCGCCATTTACAACCCAATCAAAGTCATAAAATCGTGCTTGGCCTTCATCTGATGTAGGTGCGCCATTTTCGTCTCCCATTACAATTTTTGGAAAACGACTACGAATTTTTTCAAATAACTGTTTTGCTATACTGTCTAATCCTGTCATACTGTTATTTATGCTACTAGAATGAAATAAACACAGGCATGGGCATTACGCTAGATTCAGAATCTGCATCACGCATCTTCTCATATATAGCAGGATCCCATTCTGCAAGTATCTTTTGCATACGAACATTAAGCATAGTACTCATTACTAGATCGTCATGTTCGCCTGTTTTAGCACCAAATGTAGTGCCATGTGCAACAAATGCTTTTAGTTCTGATATTAGTGGTTTAGATTTAATTTTAAGTTGGCCGCTTTCAAGCAGTTGCTTAAATTTAGCACATGCTGATATCTTTGTTTTATGTGTAGTATTAAATCCTTTTCTAAACTTACGAACATGCCCTTTACGTGCAGGCTCACTTAAAAACATTCCATATATGTTTTCTTCGCCGTAGTCAGCAATTGACACTAATACTGCTTCACCTATAGAGTTATTTTCTACACTGTAATATACTTGTGGAAGTTTTTGCCCTTGACGTTGCCCTT